CCTTGTTGCCATTGTGGAAAATTTGGTTGTACGGGTATATTCAAATAATAGTCTCCTTTTATTTTTAAAGTACTACCTATTAAAGGAGATAAATCATATTCGATTGTTTGTTTTTGTGTGTATGGATCAACCCCTCTAGTTAATATTAAAATTTCTTTATTATAGAAATTTTCAAAAAAGAATTTTGGGTAAGCATTAAATCCTGAGGCAACATTTCTCCAATAACTTAAAGGATCGGCGTTTGATATAGTTCCTGTTTCTGATAAACTTCCGTCTGTTCCTATTTTTGCAAAATTTAGTCTTTGGGTATTATTTGCACTATTGAAGCTAAAATTCCCACCAACATAATAACCTCCATTTGGATCTTCTTTTATTGTATTTACTGATGTTCCCCAATCATTTCCAGCATCGAAAGTGGGATCAATTGATCCGTCTTGATTAATTTTTAAAATGTTAGTCCTATCAAGTGCGGCAAAAACACCACCAATCAATATTTGATTATTACTATCAATTTCCACACTTCTTATTTCAGATAGTGCGGTAAAATCTTGTAAATTCTGTTGTAATTCTGTGAAAATATTAAATAAAGTATCCACAATACCTGTCGGTGTTATCCTTACTAATTTTTGTATATTTGAATCCCCTCTAAACTTCGTCATTTTACCTCCGACAAGTATATTGTCATTAGCATCTACTTTTACAATTTTTACTTCTCCCACAAACCCATTTGGTTCACCAGGAATTAGTGTCGTCACATCAAAACTGGCGTCTATGGTACCATTAGTATTTAAAATAACTATGTTTTTATAGTTTGCGTTAGAATTCCAAGAATTAAAAGAACCACCAACAACTATTCTCCCATCCGATAGTAAATCAATAGAATTAACATACCCACCACCATTCGCACCACCACCAACACCACCTAAATTAACACCAAAAGATACGTCGTAGGTACCATCACTATTTAATCTTGCAAGACCGTATGGGGCATTAGCACCACCAAATTGTGAGAATATTCCACCTACTAAAATTTTACCATCAGGCTGAATTTTAATCGCCTTAACTTTACTACCTGAAGCGGTTCCAGCAAAAAATCCACTACTAGTGTTTGTTTTAAAAACTGTGTCATATAAACCAGTTGTACCATCTAATCTTATTATACCACCAAAGTTAAGAACACTATTATAAGTGGTAAACCAACCACCTACTAAAATTTTACCATCCGCCTGAACGGCAACCGCCTCTACAGGTAAATTAAAACCATTATTATAATTATTACCACCATTACCAGTATTAAATTGACTATTTAATGACCCATCTGTTTGATTAAGTTTTGCAATTCCTATTGTATATACATTTGGTGATGATCCAAAAGTATACTGAACAAACGCACCTCCTAATACCGGATTATTAGTACTATCAAATGCAATGGAATTTATATAATCACTAAATTTACCACCAAAACTACCCGCAGTAAAATATCCATTACCCCACCTAAATTTAATTCCGTTTTCGTATATAAAATTTCTCAAAGGACCATAAGTAGAATAAAGGTCAACTGTTTGTTCTAATTGACCTAATGTCATTCCTGTAATGATTTGAAAATACTCTACCCCTGCAGGAAATTTATAATCTTTACTCTGTTCAGTTAATCTTAATTTTAATTGTGCAGTACCAATTTGTTGATTAGTTTTTATATATGTTTTATTTACGTTATTTAAACCATTTTGAATGTTATTTGTTGTTCCAGTTACTGATGTTGTTCCAAATTGGTTTAACGTAGAACCTGTTAAGTTTGGGTCGTTTATTAAATTTAAATCAGTGAATGTTAATAATTGTCCAGCACCACCTAATTGTTCTAAAGTACCTTCATCACATAAAAGAATCAAAGGTAAATCCGTAAAAGGTACTGATGGGTCTTCTAAATTTGTTTGTGGGTTGGTGTTTTTAACGGTAGTCGTAATATAAGTACCATCTTCAAAGTATGCTCCTCTTGAATTTAATTTATTTAATGATTGTGACCAATGTGGTGTGAATCCTACTGCACCTATTTTACTATCTTGTTTTGGCCAAACGGCAATATTAGTTTTTGCGAACTTAGTATATGGTCCACTATAACCAGCGAAACCTTGATTTATTCCATAATAAAATGATTGTTCGTCAGTTTCGCATGTTTGAAATGTTGAACAATAATTAGGTGAAATTAATTTTTGGTATTCTTGTAATTCTGTAAAAGTATATTCGCCAACACTATTACTATCAATTAAAACACTATAATTAATTCTTTCTGATGTGTATACTGGGTCGGTTAAATCCCTATCCATTTCATATGTTTCACAAGTACAAGCCTCACAATCAGGATAACCCATCATAGGTAATGATAATCTAGGAAATGCCCTATCGTCTAACCTAATTGGGTTACTATCAGGACAATTTAATTCTGTTAAATTAAATTTTCTTCTAAGCCAATTTATTGCATTACAAATTGCAATTATGATAACAAATATTATATCAAAAATTAAATTTATTATTTTTCTTATTATTGGATAAAATCTAGCAACAAAATGCCATATAATAATTATTATTGGAAATACAACCGTAAATAATGTTATTAATAAATTGAATACGAAAAATAAACTATCAAAATTTCTAACTCCATCATTTACAGGAAACCTGTTTGTTGTCGTTGTACATGACCTATCGGTTATTTCTTTAATCCCTAAATGTCTACTTCTATTGAAACCCCATTTCCACCTATCTAAAAAAGCAGATACTGTATAAACTCTATTAAAATTAAACTCAAAAAACCTATCTTCACAATTGATTGCTTCTTGAATCATTTGATTTCCTAGTGTTGTTCCTGTGTCTCCATATTCGTTCCAGTCTAAACTAAACGCATAACTTTGTTTTTGTAATAAGTCGTTTGCAGGTTTTTGTTCAGGAAATAAATTCCAACCATACTCTTTAATGTTTGGTATTAGATAATCGGGTCTTATTACATCGTCATTTGCTCCACCCTCATTTTGGTACACTACCCTAAATCTATATTTTGCCTTTGTTGGTATTCCTACTGTTGGGTCGTTAGATAATACTTGTTCTCCAAATTCGTTTGTAGAAACAAAATCCAAATTCATTGGTAGTTCCACTAACCATGTTCCGTTATCATCAACTACGTTACCTCCTTCAGGTAATTGATACTGTTCTAAAACAGGGAGTCCGGCACTATCGTTATCTATTGTTTGTCTTATTGCTAAAATTTTAGCAGGTCCTGTAACTAAATCACAAAGATTACCAGTATCAAACTTAGGTTTACAATTAATACCCAAAGCGTCATCATCTGTTGCTGAAAATAATGATCCCATAAAAATTGATTGTGGTTCAATTACAATTCCTAAATCTCTTAAATCAAAATCTACTCTTGTGATACCGACATTACAAATATCACCTTCACCCCAAAATGAAGCGACATCCACATCTTTTTTAGAGTTTATAATTTGAGGTAAGGCGTCTAAGTCTGAGGACGATCTAAATTGTGTTCCAGCAAATTGTGACTCAACACCCATACCCATTCTAATCAAATCTGAGGGTCTTTGGGAGAAGCACCCTATGTTAGATATGTCCATGTCCATGATAACCGTTTGTATTCCTAATGGAACACCGACTATCATAAAGTCTCCGCTGTCGTTAGTTCTTACGGTATATTTATAATATTTTTCATATACTTCTAATACTTCTTGTCTTGTTAACACATCTTCTCTACTAGGGAATGTACCTGTTGGTGTGTGTCCCCCGTATTCTTTTTCGTAAGGTAAGAGGTTATATCTATACCCGTCTTCGTTTTTTTGATCAACTCTTTTATATGGGTAAAGTGTTGATATTACAACATCATTCTCGTCTTCTTGGGTTAATGGGACAAAAACAGAAACGGCAACATTAGGTACACCATAACCACCGTTAGCTACAACTCTACCTGTTACCACACCGTAATCAGCACAAAATCTTGTATAAACATCTGATTGTTTTAGTTTTAAAGATAAAATCTCAATGAAATCGAAATCTTGTTCGATATTCATTCTTATATTTTTATCTTTCCCTGGTGTGGTTCTGAATCTATAACTTTTTCCCATTATTACCTTTGTTGATAAATAGTTATTTTATCAATTTTAAGATAAGTCATAACTTATCAAAATAAATAATTTAACCAAAGTCAACGGTACTTAGATTTAAGACACTTACTTTAATGTCCTTATTAGGGAATCTTATTTGATATATTTGGTCAGGTTCTGCAAATATCGTATTATTAATTAGTCGTATCTGTTTTGTTGTTGTGTTCACATAACTTTGTGAAGTTTCTGATGATGAGTATTGACCTCCAACTTTATTATAGACTTTAACTTCACTTAATGTATTAACACCAGCAATATCTTGTATTTGTTTATTAAGGTCAGATATATTAACATTCTGACCCAAATCTCTATTTGCTGGATTCATGAAGTTTGAAGTTGTATTAATAATTTCAGTTATTACTTGAGATTGGCTACCAGGTGAATCTAAAACTACAAAAAATTCAAACTCTAAATCAATAACTTTTGCAACTTCTACGGAAATATAATCATTAATCATTCTATATCTTGATAAATAAGTTGCCAAATTTGAGATCAAGTTATTAGAAACCGTTTGTGTTAATGCCCCTGAAACATCATACGATAAAACTTTAACCGATATTTTATTATTAAATTCACTTATTTGAACCTTTGCAGGTGCACCAAATTTTCCAGGCATTGTCTCTATAAGAGATTTATAATCATTAATTGTTACAGCCCTTCTTTGTGCCGCAAAATTAAATGAAACCATATTTCTTACTTCATTAACGCTAGGTTGATTTGCCCCTCCTATTGCTGCCGTAATATTATTTACAGTTAATGACTGGACAACATTAGTATTGTCTTGTTGTGACGGACCATTAACACTAAAATCTATTTGACCTAATTGATTTATCGCACCAACACCAATATTGGACGATAAACCACCACCAATTCTATATTGTATAAACAATGTTGTGTTTGGTATAACGGTTAAACCTAAACCAATATTATTTTGATAATTCGCTAAGTTTAATTTTATACCTGTATTTGTAAAATTGTTTAATTGTTGTTCAGGTGTTGTTGTTCCTCCACCAAATTGTAACTTTAAAAACCCTTCAGGTGTATATTCAGTTATAAATCTATTTTGAGTTTTTATATATTTCCCTACTTTTACACCAGCGTTATCTGTTGGTTTTGTTGGGTCTTCTACAAATATTGTGTCTTCAACTAAAGAATCGACTTCATACCATCTATTTGTTGATGTCGAAAACTCGGCAAATGTTGGTGTTGTTTGGTATTGTGTTCCGTCTTTTTGTATTACTGAAGTTACCCCTAAAACATTTCTTTCAGGTAAGAAAAAATTAAAAAAGGGAACAACATCTTGTGGGTTAATTACTTTTTTAAATACTTTTGTGGCCCCATTTACTACCACTTCTTGTTTAGTAATGACATAACTTGATAACTTATTATCTTGATCAAATATAGGTCTAACTGTTCTATTGATAAAACCTTCATTATTAAATTGAGTGGAAAAATCAACGTCGTTAACTAATTCAAAGATCTGTCCTCCTCCTTGAAACTGGGATCCTGCCCTTAAAATACCTAAATATCTTGAATCAGGGGAATCACCAAATGGTCGTACTGTTATTGAAATATTAACAATCGCAACCGATGGTCTGTATCCCGGAATTTTAAGTCCGTAGGTTCTAGCAATATTAAATACTGAAGATCTTTGTTGTGCAAACTGTAATACTGTTTCTTGAACACTTCTATCAATATGATAATGTAAGTTGTCACCTATCGCAGCATTTAAATCCATGAACACAGAAAAAAGAGATGCGTCATTAAAATTTTGTATTAACTCAGGGTAATACTGTTGTGTATAATTTAATAAGTCTTCTCTTAAACTTACAAAATCTCTGTTTGTGTATGAAATTTTATTATTTGCCATATAACATTAAATATTAATTATTACAAATTCTCTAGAACCAAATGGGTTACTTTCATTTGTGTACTCTATTTTAACTTTTGCCGTGTATTCTTCGGTATTTGCACCAGGTAATCTGTAAATCTCGTCGTTAAATTCTTGTGATTCAATTCTTTCGATGCTATTTTCATCTTTAATATACGGTTCTATTGATATGTTTTGTATAGTTAAATTTGGAATGTATTCAGAAACGCTTTGTTGTATTTCATTTTTAATGGCTTCAAAAGTTTCCCCGTCAAGTGGTTCAAAAATATACTCATAGAGTCTTGTACCAAAATCAGGTAGGTAATACCTATAACCTTTTCTTGTTAATAATAAATGAATCAAATTACTTCTTATTTCCTCATCCGTTTGTTCTGATAATGAAAGATATTTTCCTGTTATACTTTGTCTAAAAGGAAAATTTATACCGTATGTTATACCATTTGCCATATATAATAAATATAACAAAACATAATTTGCATTATATGGTAAAAACTATTTTACTAAATTGTGTTTTGTTTTATCATGAACAAACTCATATTCTTTACTCATTGCACCAAATGTAACCTTATCCAAACTAATTGTTTTGATCCATGAAGGTAAAACAACATAATCTAAAGCCTTACAATTCATATTTGCGTTTTCTTCATTAATTAAATACCAATAAATCCAAACCAATTGCATTTTAGTAAATTGTTTTCCTGATTTATTAGTTATCCTATATTTGTTTATTGTTTTATCAAATTTAATTTCAGCTTGGAATGGGTTTAACCCAATGTCTGGTAAATCTGTTTTTAATCCTAATGTGTCATTATTTGTTAAAATTTTACACATTAATATATTAGTATTATTTATTTTTACAGTTTTAGACCCATAGTATGATGAATCCATACTAGTTCTATTTGATTCTGTTTGTTTAAATTTTTCATTAGCATCAAAAGGGGGGATTTGTTT